TTGATGTCAGAAAAGATGTTGATGCACTTTTAGAAGGTGAAGACTTTTCTGATGAGTTCAAAACTAAAGCTGAAACAATATTTGAAGCTGCAGTATCATCTAGAATTTCTGAAGTTAAAGAAACTTTAGAAGAACAAAAAACTCAAGCTATTGAAGAAGCAAAAGAAGATATGGTTGACAAAATTGACTCATATCTAACTTATGTTACTGAAGAGTGGAAGAAAGAAAACCAACTTGCTATTGAAAGAGGTCTAAAGGGAGAAATCGCTGAAGACTTTATTACTGGTCTTAAATCTTTATTTGAAGACCACTATATTGATGTTCCAAACGAAAAATATGATATTCTTGAAGCACAGACTAAAGAAATTGAGGAACTAAAAGCAAAGGTAAACGATTTGATGGAACAAGATAAATCAACTAAGAATAGAGTTGGTGAACTTGTTCGTGAATCATTAATTTCTGAAGTATCAAAAGATTTAGCAGAAACAGAAAAAGAAAAATTTCATTCTTTGACTGCTGATGTTGAATTTTCTGGTGAAGAGTCTTTCAAAGAAAAACTATCTACTTTGAAAGAATCATACTTCCCTTCAGAGAAAAAAGTTGAAGAAGTGTTATCTGAAGACGCTGAAAGTCCAAAGACTATTGAAGCAGACTCAGATGCAATGGCGGCATATACGGCTGCAATTAATAAAACCCATAAAAGGGCAGTAAACAAATCGTAATGATAAATATAAGTAAATATATAAGGAGAAACTAAGATGTTTCAAACAACACATTTACAAGAGAAGTGGCAGCCCGTTCTAGACCATCCAGATTTACCAAAAATCAATGATGCTTACAGAAGAGCCGTCACTACTGTTATCTTAGAAAACCAAGAGAAAGCACTTAAAGAAGATGCTTCTTTCTTGGCAGAAGGAACTCCAGTTAACGCAACTGCGGCTGGTGTTAATCCAATGGCAAATTGGGATCCCATCCTAATTTCATTAGTAAGAAGAGCTATGCCAAACTTGATTGCATATGACATTTGTGGTGTGCAACCAATGACTGGCCCAACTGGTTTAATCTTTGCAATGCGTTCAAGATTTGATGACCAGTCTGGTGCAGAAGCATTAGTAGATGAAGCAGATGCAGAACATTCTGCTGATAACGCATCATCTGGACTATCATCTGCACAGCAAGGTACTAACCCTAGTATTCTTAATGATTCACCAGAAGGTACTTATACTTTCACACAAGGTATGACTACTGCACAGGCTGAAGCACTAGGTGATAGTTCTCAAAACAACTTTGCACAAATGGCTTTCTCTATTGAGAAATCAACTGTTACTGCAAAGTCTAGAGCACTTAAAGCTGAATACACAATGGAACTTGCACAAGACTTAAAAGCAATTCACGGTCTTGATGCAGAAACAGAACTTGCAAACATCCTTTCTGCTGAAATTCTTGCAGAAATCAATAGGGAAGTAGTAAGAAGAATTTACAGAACTGCCGTAGAAGGTGCTGCTGTAAATACAACTACTGCTGGTACTTTTGACTTAGATACAGACTCTAACGGTAGATGGTCTGTTGAGAAATTCAAAGGACTAATGTTCCAGATTGAAAGAGATGCAAATGCAATCGGTCAAAAAACTCGTAGAGGGAAAGGTAACATCTTACTAGTAAGTGCTGATGTTGCTTCTGCTTTACAAATGGCTGGAATTCTAGATTACCAATCTGCATTAAACAACAACCTACAAGTAGATGACACTCAAAACACTTTTGCTGGTGTATTGAATGGTCGTTACAGAGTATATGTTGACCCATATGCTGCAAATGTGGCTGCAAGTCAATACTATGTTGTTGGATATAAAGGTACTTCACCTTATGATGCTGGTACTTTCTATTGCCCATATGTTCCACTACAAATGGTGAGAGCAGTTGGTGAGCAAACTTTCCAACCAAAAATCGGTTTCAAAACTAGATACGGTATGATTGATAACCCATTCGCAGTTGACGCTGGTGCGTTAGCTGACGGTAATGATGCTGGTTCTTCAAATACTGCATTTACTAAAGAAACTAACCAATATTACAGAAGAGTTAAAGTCGCTAACTTAATGTAATAACTACAATCTACCACACCACTAAAAAGGGGAGTTCGCTCCCCTTTTTTTTTGATTATAAATAATAGTATGACAGATATAAACGCACTCACAAGACAACCAGAAGAGATAGACTATTCTGCACCGAGTCAGTATAGGTTCTCTATTATACAATTACCTAAAGTACAATTCTTTACTACTGCGTGTAATATACCAGGCGTTAATATGGGTGATGCAATATTCCCTACACCTTTCAAAGATATTCCAGTTTTACCAGATAAAGTAACATTTGAGAATCTTGAACTAACTTTTTTAGTAGATGAAAAATTGCAAAACTATCAAGAACTCTTTAACTGGATTATGGCGATTGGATTCCCAGAAGACAGAGCTCAGTTCAAAAGTTTTAGACAAGAAAATGTAGACCAGTTTCCTACATCTCAATCAAAAATAAATGCACCATCAGATACACCTAAACCTAGAACACCAGACGGTGCAATGTATTCAGATGCAACATTAACAATACTATCTAATAAGAATAACCCAGTATTAAATGTTAACTTTTCAAATGTATATCCAGTATCACTTTCTGCATTACAATATACAAATGACCAATCAGACACTCAATATATGAGTGCAACAGCAACTTTTCAATATCAATTATTTAAATTTGAATCGTTGTAAGACTTGACAACTTTTTAATTATAGTATATAATACCGTATGGACTTACAAAAAATACAAGAAATGTTTGATAAAGATTCTAAGATTGATGAAACTAACATCAATCTAGAGGAGACTAGAAGTCCAGCATTACTTAATAAATATTTAAAACTTTACACTAATTTTAGACTTATGTTAAGTAAGGCTGAAACTGATATGAAAATATTAAAAAAACAAAAATGGGAATATTACTCTGGTAAATCAGAGAAACCATTTGAGTTAAAAATTCTTAGACAAGATATTCCAACATACTTAGAATCAGATGAAGATATGGTTAGACTACAATCTAAACTAGATTATCTTAAAGTTGTTTCTAGTTACTTGGAACACATAGTAAAAAACTTACACAGTAGAGGATTTCAATTAAGAAATATAACAACTTGGATTAAATATACGGAGGGTGCATTATGAGTATATGTGAAAATCATTACTATTATTTCATAGGTGCATTAAATGACCAACAATGTAATGCAATTATAGAGAGAGGATTGTCTGATATGACTCTCACAGAACAAAAGAGTGGTAAACACGCCACAGATGCTACTACTTTTGATTTTAGACAAAAAGGTGGTGAAACATCTAATGCTGGTAATATCGCACAAAATCATTTGACTGCACAAGGTAGAAGAAAAAAAGGTATTAAAGAAGAAGATGTTTATGTTAGAGATACTAAAGTAGGTTGGTTAGCAGACAAATGGATATATGATTTAATACACCCATATATACAAGAGGCAAATCAAAAAGCAAATTGGAATTATGAATGGGATTTTTCTGAAACTTGTCAGTTCACAGTATATAATCCAGGCCAGTTTTATTCGTGGCATACTGATGGTGGTTCAAGACCATACATACCATTTGACCCAACAGTAAAAGAACAAAGAAGAAAAGACAATGACGGTAATTATATGATTGCAAAAGATGATACTGGTAAAGAATTAAAGTTTGATAAAACATACAGAGATGGAAAATTTGAAGGTTTACCAAGATATATTCCAGCGCCTGGTTTTGTAGATAATCCAAATCAGTTCTGGAAGACTAGAAAATTATCCGTTACGGTAAATTTAACCAATCCAAAAAATTACAAAGGTGGTAATCTTAAATTTGATTTAGGGCCTCATATGGGTAATAAAAGATATCACACTTGTACGGAAATAAGACCAAGAGGTTCTATCATAGTATTTCCTTCATTTATACACCACTTGGTTACTCCAGTTACAGAGGGGACTAGATATTCTTTAGTAATATGGAATTTAGGAAAGATGTTTAGATGATTGATACTGTAAAATTTTTCAAAGAAAAAAAGTATGTTCTCATAAAAGAGATGATACCTAGAGATATTGCAAAAGTAGGAGCACAATATTCACATTATGATAGAGCAAGAATGTTTCAACCAGAAACTGAAAATGCACAAATACCAGGCAGTCATAGTGTTTATGGTGACCCACTTATGGAAACACTTTTAAATTTTGGTAGAAAGTCAATAGAAAAATCTACTGGATTAGAATTATGGCCTACTTATTCTTATTATAGATTATATAAAGTAGGTGATATGTTAAAAAGACATAAAGATAGACCATCTTGTGAAGTATCTATTACTTGTTGTTTAGGATATGATTACAAAGGTAAAGAAGATTATAACTGGGGTATGTTTGTTGGCCCAGAAGATGGTGAAAGAGGTACAAAGGGTAAGATGATTCCTATGGAGCCTGGTGATGGAGTAATCTATCGTGGGTGTGAAGTAGAACATTGGAGAGAAGCGTTTAACGCACCAGAGGGTGCGTGGCAAACACAAGTATTTTTACATTATGTAGACAAGAACGGCCCATATGGTGATTTTTGTAAATTTGATTCTAGACCAGCACTTGGTCTTCCACACACTACAAAAGATATGGAAAAGGTTAAAGCTGCAAATGAAGCAGATGCAAAACAAGATAATAAACGAGATACTTTTCCAAAATTGAACAAAGAAGAAGTACCTTATGAAAATAGAGAAGAAAAATGAAGTATACATACGAATTGAAACAGAACCACACATTGCAAGAGAACTCTCAGAGTATTTTACCTTTGAAGTGCCTGGTGCAAGATTTATGCCCAGTTATAGAAACAAAGTATGGGATGGAAAAATACGATTATTCTCAGTTGCTACTGGACAAATCTATTTGGGATTGTTACCATACATCAGAGAGTTCTGTAAACGAAATGACATTAGATACGAATTAGATTTCAATACAAGACCAGAGGACATTGATGAATCAACTATTAAGTCATTTATTAAACACCTTAAAGTTCCATACAAAGCTCGTGATTATCAGATTTCTAGTATTCTTTATGGTGCCAGAAAATGTCGTGGTCTTTTTGTTTGTCCTACTGCATCTGGTAAATCGTTAATCATTTATGGTCTTACAAGATGGTGTCATTCAAAGAATCTTAAAACATTGATACTCGTACCTACAACAAGTTTAGTAGAACAGATGTCTAGTGATTTCTTAGACTATGGTTGGTTAGAATCATATATTCAAAAAGTATATTCTGGTCATAGTAAAAAGATAGAAAAAGATGTTGTGATATCTACTTGGCAATCTTTACATAAGTTTCCTAAAAAATATTTTGAACAGTTTGGTTGTGTTATAGGTGATGAGGCTCATCTATTTAAAGCAAAATCACTTACATCTATAATGACTAAACTACATTTATGTAAGTATCGTTTCGGACTTACTGGTACATTAGATGATTTACAAACTCATAAATTAGTTCTAGAGGGTTTATTTGGTACTACAAACAAAGTTATATCTACAAAAGAATTGATAGAAAAGAAAACATTATCTAATCTTAAAATAGATAGTTTAATTTTAGGATATAGTGAAAATGATTGTAAGATTGTAAAAGATTTAAAATATGCAGATGAGATAGATTATATTGTTAATGATAAAAGAAGATTAAATTTTGTAAATAAATTAGTTAGTCCACTTAAAGGTAATACATTAGTGTTGTATCAATTTGTAGAGAAACACGGAAAACCTTTATATGATTTGATAACAAATACTTACAAAGACAGAAAAGTTTTTTTTGTAAGTGGTGGTGTTGATGCATTGACTAGAGAAAAGATTAGAGCTATAACTGAAAAATCTAAAGATGCAATTATTGTTGCATCATATGGTACTTTCTCTACTGGTATTAACATTAAGAACTTACATAACATAATTTTCTCATCACCTTCTAAAAGTAAGATTAGAGTTTTACAATCTATTGGTAGAGGTTTGAGATTAGGTGATAATAAAACAGAGTGTAAATTATTTGACATAGCAGATGACTTTTCTTATAAAAACAGACAGAACTTTACACTTCGTCATTTTATGGAAAGAATAAATATATACAACGAAGAACAATTTGATTATACAATACATAGGATAAAATTATGATAGAAGAAAAGGATTATGAAAAATTTAAAGAAATGTATGACTATAAAAGAAAGATTGAGTATAACAAAGAAAAGATAAAAAAAAGAATTGATAAGATGTATGAAGAATTTGAATTTAACATTGCAGAAACAAAAGAAGAGGTTTTTGAACACTTCTGGGAAAATGTAAGTTTAAACAGAACTAAATTAGATGAACCCCCAGTTGAATGGAAACCAATGGATAAAAAGTTAAGGTTGTGGAATGAGTAGTTACCGAATAATGAAACTATCAAATGGTGATGAAATCATTTGTAAGTTACACAATACTGAAAATGGATATTTTAAAGTAGGATATCCTATGAAGATGTGTACGGTAAATACTATGGGAAAAGATGGTAAATATGAAGAAAATCTTGCACTTCGTAAGTGGGCTACATTTACTAAAGATAAAGTATTTGCAATAGAAAAAAACCAAGTCGTTCTACATTATGAAGTGAACATTGGGTTATGTAAATATTATGAATATATATTAAAAAGATATGATGATGCTGAACGATATAAAAATAAAGACGGTGATGAATTAAAAGTAAATGACGACAATATTGAAGTCAAAGAACAGAGAACTACATTAGAAGAATCCGATATGGAAGAATTAATTGATGAATATCAAAATGTACCTTATGATTATGATGAAACTAAACACTAATTTCAATCAATACAAGAACAAGTATAACACCCAAAAATATTTTGTCAATAGGTAATTTATTTTTTTATATGGTTGACAATAAAATAAAATATGATAAAGTAATGAATACAAGGAAATAATATTGGCTGCAAAGAAACAACACTATGTTAACAATAAACAATTCTTAGAGGCAATCACAGAGTGGAAAGAAAAAGTAAAAGATGCAGAATCTTTAGGAGAAGAGACTCCACCAGTAACAGATTATATTGGTGAGTGTTTTTTAAAGATTGCACAACACTTATCATTTAGACCTAATTTTATTAATTATTCATATAAAGAAGAGATGATAGGTGATGGTATAGAAAACTGTCTACAATATGTAAATAATTTTGACCCAGAAAAATCAAAGAATCCATTTTCATATTTTACACAAATAATATATTATGCATTTATTCGTAGAATTCAAAAAGAAAAAAAACAAACACATACTAAACATAAAATTATAGAAAAGAATATGATGCCTACTTTTGACCAGAATCCTTTAGATGATAATAATTATGGTAATCAGTATATGGATTATTTACAAAAGAATATGTTACCACAAGATGGTCAAGAAGTTTACAAAGCAAATAGTTCTAAGAAAAAAGAAACTAAGAAGAGTTTAGAAAACTTTTATGAGGAAAAATAATGTATAAAGTTTATGGTACAAAAATATGTTTATATTGTGATAAGGCCGAAAACTTATTGAAGACAAAAGATTTACCTTTTGAAAAAATTTACATTGATGAAGATGATGATGCAAAAGATTATATAGTAAAACAAGGGTTTAAAACAGTTCCACAGATTTGGTTAGATGATAACTGGATAGGTGGATATGATGATTTAGTAAAGTTCTTAAATAAATAAGAAGTTAAAGGAGATAAAATGTTTAGTTTTATAACAAATTTATTTAAACCAAAACCAAAACCAATTAAGAAGTCAAGACTTTTAACAATGACTAAAAGAGAATTGGAAACATTGGGTCGTAAACACGGTATTGAATTAGATAGAAGATATCTAAAAGATGACCTTGTTGAACAACTTTGGAAACATATGAATGGAAAGAAATAATGTATGAATATAAATGTGAAATTGTCAAGATTGTGGATGGCGACACTATTGATGTCAATATTGATTTGGGTTTCGGTACTTGGATTCATAATGAACGAATACGCCTCTATGGAATTGACACACCAGAATCAAGAACAAGAGACTTGGAAGAAAAGAAAGCTGGTCTGTACGCAAAAAAGTGTGTGGAAGGATTCTTGCCAGTGGGTTCAAAACAAGTTTTAAGAACAAAGAAAGATAAGTCTGGTAAGTTTGGTAGGGTTCTTGGTGACTTTGTAATCTATGATGGACAAGAAGATAGAAATATGGGTATTGTTGAATATATGATAAAACATAATATCGGAGTAGAATATACTGGTCAATCCAAACAACAAATTCAAGAACATCATTTACAGAACAGACAGTATTTAAAAGCACAAGGTTTTATAGATTAGATTATGAAAATTGCATTAGTGACTGACACTCATTTCGGTGCTCGGAATGACCACGAACATTTTAACACTTATTTCTTCAAATTCTATGAAGATATATTCTTTCCATATTTAAAAGAACATAACATTAAAACTTGTATTCATTTAGGTGATGTTATGGATAGACGAAAGTTTGTATCATATAAAATTGCAAAAGACTTCAGAGAACAGTTTTGTGAAACTTTTGTGACAAATGACATAAACTTGCATATGATAGTGGGTAATCACGATACATACTTTAAGAATACTAATGAAGTAAATTCACTTGATGAGTTAATCGGTGGTCGTTATGAGAACATAAAGATATATTCAGAAGCAGAAACTGTTGAGTTTGATATACCTATATTTTTTCTGCCTTGGATTAATTCAACGAACTATAAAAGTACACTTGAGAAAATGCAAAAGACAAAGGCTACAGTTGCAATGGGTCACCTAGAGATAAAGGGATTTGAAATGCATCACGGTTTTCCAAGTGAAACTGGTATGGATAAATCAGAGTTTAATAGATTTGATATGGTAATGTCTGGACACTTTCATAAAAAGTCAGATGACGGACATATATTTTATTTAGGAACACCTTATCAAATATATTGGAATGATGATAAATGTCCAAAGGGGTTTCATATATTTGATACAGAAACAAGAGAATTAGAAAGAATTGTAAACCCATACACAATATTTAAAAAAGTTTATTATGATGATTCTAATGGTCAAGACTATAATTTCAATCAAATAAAAGATTTAGAGGACAAATATGTCAAACTGATAGTTGTAAATAAAAAAGACTTATATATGTTTGATAAGTTTGTAGACCAAGTTTTAACAGAGTCAAAAGCACACGATGTTAAAATTATAGAAGACTTTTCAGATTTAAAAGCTGAGAATGTTAAAAATGAAATTGTAGAAAATGCACAAGACACAATAACCTTATTGGATTCTTATGTTGACGAGTTAGATGTGAATAACTTAGATAAAAATAGACTCAAGACAATGTTAAAAGGATTGTATGTTGAGGCTAGTAATATGGAAATGTAGGAGTTAATAATGGTTGATATAGTTCCAAATGTTGTTTTTAAAACAAGAGTAAAAGATAATGATTGCACAGATTGTCCAAACCCATACAAGTGGGAAGATAAATCTACTGATGATTATTTTAGTGGTAAGAAAGTTGTTTTGTTTTCTTTGCCTGGTGCATTTACACCAACTTGTTCAACATATCAATTACCAGACTTTGAAGCTATGTATTCACAGTTTAAAGAAGAAGGAATAGATGACATTTATTGTATGTCTTGTAATGATGCATTTGTAATGAATAAATGGGCAGAACAACATAGTTTAGAAAATGTTAAAGTTATACCAGATGGTAATGGAGATTTTACTTCTGGAATGGGTATGTTAGTTAAGAAAGAAAATTTAGGTTTTGGTGATAGGTCGTGGAGATATGCGGCTATAATAAATGATAAAAACATTGAACATCTTTTTGTTGAACCAAACAAAAAAGATAATGCAGATGATGACCCATATGGTGAAACCTCACCACAAAATATACTTCAGTATATTAAAAGTAATAAAGGAAAGTAAAATGAGAAACTTCTTATTTATATTTACATTATTATTTGCAACAACTTTGTTTGCACGAGACCAAATTAAAATAGTGGGTAGTTCTACTGTATATCCATTTGCAACAACTGTTGCAGAACGATTTGGTAAGACTAGTGGATTTAAAACACCAGTAGTTGAGTCAACTGGTTCTGGTGGTGGATTAAAATTATTTTGTGCTGGACTAGGCACACAACACCCAGATATAACAAATGCATCAAGAAGAATAAAACAAACAGAAATAGATAATTGTAAAAAAAATGGTATCAAAGATATTACAGAAGTTAAAATAGGATATGATGGTATTGCGATTGCAAACTCAAAAAAAGGTGTAAACTTTCATTTATCAACAAGAGATTTATATCTTGCACTTGCAAAAGATGTACCAGCAGATATTAATGGTAAAACTGTGAAACCTAATCCATACAAAAGATGGATAGAAATAAATCCAACATATCCAGACTTACCTATTGTTGTTTACGGCCCACCACCAACATCTGGTACTAGAGATGCATTAAACGAACTTGGTATTGAAAGAGGTTGTAAAACTTATCCAGAGAGAAAAAAACTTAAAGAAAGTAATAAAAAATTATATAAATCTGAATGTCGTGCAATAAGAACAGATGGTGCATATATAGAAGCTGGTGAGAACGACAATCTAATAATTGAAAAATTAACAACAAACCCAGATTCATTAGGTATATTTGGTTATTCCTTTTTAGATGAGAATAGAGATAAAGTAAAGCCTGCAACAATTAATGGTGTTAGTCCAGAGTTTGAATTAATTAGTAATGGTACATATCCTATTTCTAGGTCATTATGGTTTTATGTAAAAGATGCACACGCAGCTGTAATTCCAGGCATTAGAGAATATACAAAAGAATTTACATCTGATAGAGCAATAGGTGAAGACGGATATTTAATAGATAAAGGACTCATACCACTTAATGATTAAATTTAGTGAAATAAAAGATATACATCCAAAAGGTTCTATTTGGATAGGTGAAAATCGTAATAAGAATGATAAAACTCTTTTGCATAGTCAAGCGTTATCCTTTCACGAGAATTTCCTTGATGTTGCAAAAGATGTTTTTACAGAAGATAAAAGGTTTGCAGATGTAACTGAACACGATTGGATGCAACCACTATTTGACAAACTAATGAAGTTATTAGAAGATGTTGGATTGGGTAAATATTATGTAGTTCAAGCTGATTTCAATAAAGCAACAGATGTTCCATCACATTATAGAATGTTATATGTACCTTGTTGCACACCAGATTGTATTGACTTAGATATTCAAACTGGTGAGAAAGGTATATTTAAACTACCATTAAAAGAGGGAAGTTTTATAGTGATGCCTCCTAACTCTGGTATTAGAATTATTGCACCACCAGGCAAAATGTTTTTAGGTTTGATTATGGGTATTTGTAAAGA